TTAGACTTTAACATCTGTCCGATAAGGTACTTTTGAAAAAACTTTTTCATAATTATTTATTTTTGATTATTAAATTAATATTTTCACCGCCTAAATTAACTATTTCTTTGATTAGTAAGTCCATAGCTAATACAGAGTTACTAACAAAGTCTTGTTGGCTACCTAGTCCTACCAGGATGCAGCCTCTTGTGTCTTTAGCAGTATTACCTCTATGGAATAAGATGTAGCTTCTATTCTCTACATCCTCTACAAGCAAATGCAAATAATCCCTTGTTGCTGATTCTCTTGGAAGTCTTAGCCTTACTTTATATTTTCCTTCAGGGATGCAACTTATATTTCTTTGATTATCTAGCCAAGGATTCTCTAAAGTGTCGCACATCCTTTCTCCATCTAAAAAAAGCTCACCTATTACAGAATTTTCTGAGAATGTATCTCTAACTAATAAAAGGTTAATTTTTTTTTTGTTCTTCAAATTTAATGAATTTGTAAACTGTATATGATATTGCTAAAATTAAAGAAACTAGAGTAAGCAATTCATTACAATCTGTTATACTAAAAGCTATTGCCGTACTATTTGCTAGTCCGACCTGAAGACTGTCTTGTACTTCTTTCATTTGTTTTAGGTTTTTTATCTAAGTAAGATTTAAGCTTAGTAATGTTAATTGGTTTTGTCTTGTAGTGTTTCTTCATTAATCTGATGAACTTAAAAAGTTTTGTAAAGTAAGTCTAGTTCCTTGTCTTGGTCTTTCAAGATTCATATTATTGTAGTAATTTTCTCTTGAAGGATTTACATCTGCTCCTGTATTTGTATTATATTCAGGGAAACTTGCAGTGTTATTACGGATGTAGTCTATAAGTCTTTCTCGATAGTAACTTCCAGTATTTAATATTTCTTCTCTAAAACTTTGAGCTTCAGCAGTTGTTAAAGCCGTTCCGGTTTCGGATGTCTTAGAATAGATATTTCCATTTTCTACCTTGTGCCGTAAATAATTAAAGGCGTGGTAAAGGCTATATGAAGGCAGCATATCTCCAATATAATCATCTAGTAAAGTCTTATAGGCTGCATTTACTGGAAGGTTTACAGTACCTGCTACTATTAAGTCTTTAAGTTTTTGATTCAGGTCTGTACCTAAAGCAGTTTCAACATATATTTTCTGTGCTTCTCGTACAAATGGAAGTAAGATGTCTACATCTACATTAAGATTGATTGCGGTGCTATCCTTTAGCTTCGCTTCTGATATAAATAGTACATAGCTCATAATTATCTTGCGTTTATATATCCGTTATTTTTCATTTTTCTTGGTGGTGTTGCAACTAGCTTATCATTCTTCTTAGCAGTAAAGCCTTCTGACTTTGCTTTAGTGTAGCCAATCATGTCAGCGTCTTCTATTTTAGTAGTCCTAGATTCTCCTATTGTAGTCTTAAAGATTCTCCTACTCCAAAAGTGAAAACATTGTGGACCTCCTTTCCAAAGAAAAATTGAATAGAAATTAGTTCCTCTAGGTCCAAATCCTGGATTAACTGCCTTACTTTCCATGTTAATAATATCTTCCTTTCTATAAAGTTTTTTTGCTCCCATCATTTGCTGACAAAACTTTCTTCTTGTTCCTGACTTATTAGTTAAGAAATTGTCATTAGAATAAACATAACGAACTCTAAAGTAATCATAAGTCTTTTTAGATATTCCATCTTGTTCAGACTTACGATTAGGAATTGCTCTACCTGTTGAAGCTAGTTCTATCTTTTCGCCTGCAATATCATTTAATACTTCTTCATAATTAAAGTCTTGATGTTCTCCGTCTACTACTTCTTCTTCTATTAATTCCCAATCTTCAGAAATATCTTCTCCAAACTCCTCTATGAACTTTGAAAGCTCAGTAGCTTCCTTATGACCTTCGCAAGCCATATAGACTGTCTTACCTTCTAATTCGTGTGAGTGGTAGCCTTCACACCCTAAAGTCTTTGCACTTGCTAAGGCTTCTTCTATGGTGTCATAAACAGGTTTTCCATCAATCATTCCAACTTTAGCAAATTCTTTTTTAAAATCTTCAACTGCTTCTCCTTCTAAAGGCGGTAATCCTATTTCTTCTCTTATTTCGTCCTGAGTCATTACATCTCTAATCGTTTCAGAATCAAATTGAATTGTTATTGGTTTCAGTTGTACGAACTGGACTGGCATATCCATGTTATTTACTTGGAATATTTTATGCAATACTTTTAAGATTTGCCCTTGGAATGGCATTATCACAGTATTAAGATAAAAATTACTAGCGTTCGCTAGCTCGTCTGCACTACTTGAGAATCCATTAGCACTATCTAAGCCCATAAGTGTCTTAGAAGTAACCCTATGGCCTGATAGGATGTTGCTAGTTAAAAGTTCTTGGAGTGCTAAAAATTGTTTATCAAGTGAATCAGGTGTAATTGAAGTTATTTCAGGTACTCTAGTCTTGTCATCTGAAAAAGTCAAAACGAATTTACCTGCATTTTTTTCTGATGTAAATTTATCTTCTAAGCTTCTTTCTATCTGATTTCTTTCTTCAGCCGTTGGTATTCCATTCGCAAATGATATCATAAACGAGCCAGTAAATCCATTAGAGATATTGTTGAGATGAAACTCAGAAACTTTAGAATCAATTAACGCCCAATTATTACAAGAGATGTAATCAGCAGTATAGTAAGAGTTCATATTAGGACTGTAAAGTCCAGTATAAAGAATTTGATTAGGTGAAGTTCTATCATTAACATTAAAGGCTGGAACTCTATAAGGTTTGTTCATTCTTGTATTTGCCCAATCTCCTGATACATAGTAATTGTTAGTCTTGCCAAACTCGTCAGGACGTTCACATCTAATCTTCTCTACAGGTATATGATAGATTTCAGCTATCTGAGTTCTGTCTTTTGACCATACTATATTAAGAGCAAATGCTCCTTGTAATTTAAAGTCAAATGCTACCTTTTTCAAGACTTCGTGTAGTGTTTCATTACCATTAGCATTATTCATAAAGTTCTGAAGCTTTACTCTTGCTTCTTCATCTCTATCATCTTCATCTGATATAACTAAGTCCTCAGCACTTATCATTTCAGCCGTTGCATTAACAATAGCAGCCGTTATAGAACTTGAATAGTAAAGGTCAATTAAAAACTGTGGGTAAAGGTTTCTCCATTCTCCATTAGAGTCGCCGTATTCTATCCAATCCTTTCCTCTAACCTCTTGCACTAAGGGACTTGTTGAAGTGCTTAAATCTACCGAAATTATTTTATCCATTTTTTTTAATAATTATTTATATATTCTACCATACTTTGTCGCTCTATAGATGTTAAAGCTTGTGTAAAGTAGCTTAAATCTCTTATATATCCATCTAAGTTCTGTGCATCACCATTCCAAGACCCTATAGTATTTATTGTCATAGTATCTGCATCAGTTCCAGAACCCCAGTCTATAATGCTATTATTTCCTGCATCTACATAAACAGATACAACTCCAGCATCTCTTTGTAATATAACAGTATACCAATTATCAGGAATTAATGTATAAGCATTTGTAAAGCTTAATTCACTTGTTCCACCTGCTCTAAATTTAAAAGTATTAGCATCTGCTGCTTCAAAAATATTTAGATTTTGAGAACCATATAAACCATCCTGATTAGGTATATTTTTAAATTGAACTGAAATACAAAGAGTAAAGTCAGTTGGAATTGTTAAAGTTGTTGTAACCTCGTAATATCTATCATTATTAATATCTACCGATTGTTTAGCCGTACTCCATAAAACTTTGTTCCAGTTTTCATCATTATAAAGTAAATTACTTCCGATTTGAGATTCCCATGTAATTAAATCAGAATCTATAAATAACGTTGGGTCTGTTACTCCTACTTGATTCTGTAGTCCTTCTAAGTGCTGATACCATAAATTTAAAGACGATATTTGAGTTGGAAGGAATTGCTCAGAAAAATATACGTAGTTTGTTGATGGTGGAGATTCATAAGAATTATACTGAACTTGCTCAGTTCCTGCTTTTTCTGTTAAATTTAGTATTCCTTTAGTTACTATTCCATTTACTACTCCATTAGTATCTGCTACAGGAAGTACTTGAGTTTCGGTCGTTGGTGCGGTCGTATCACTTAATACAACTGCACCTATCCAACTAACTTCATAAATTTCATATTTCCAATGACCTGCAGGTAATAAGTTTATAGTAGACAAAAATAGATTTGGAACTACTGCATAATAAAATTGAATCTTTGTGTATCTAGGGAATATAAACTCAAAAGGACCTGCATAAGAATAGCTATAACTAATAGAACCATCAAAGTCATTTATAAACTTTACTAAGAATCTTATCTGAGTTCTATTTACTGCAGTATTTATTCTGTTATCTTCAGTACAAATTTCTGTTAAAATATCAGTTTCCGTAAATCCTTGTATCATATTATATAATAGAAAAAGTCTGTTTCTGTTTGGTTAATAAAGGAAAAAGGCTGCCAAAGCAACCTTAAACCCATAGTGAACGCTAGATTTCTCTATAGATGGTCGAACCACCCCACCCTCACTAAGTTTAAAAAAGGGTAACTGTTAAGCTACCCTTTCTAAAAATATATAAAAGAAACTAATTAAGAAGTAACTATAGCTCCCATTGTAAAACCTGCATTAGAAAAAGGTCCTGTTGCAATAGGATAATCTGCTACCATTGGAAAAGGGTCAGCCTCTATGCCGTCAAATGTAAGTGTGTAACCATTTTTATCTCCCCATGCAGCACCTGAATCCATAGTTCCTGCATTAAGTTCCATACCATTAACTCTTCCTAAACAAACAATAACATCAGTTCCAGTAGCTAAAATTTGTTGATTTAATTGAGCAAAGACAACGACCTTAGTCGCTCCTAAGAGCTTAATTTGATTTTGGTCTTCTTTTGTAAGTCTGTTAAATAATACTTGAGCAGTTGGAGTGTAATAAATAGTGCCGTTTTCTCTCGATCCTACGATAGTATCTGTAATACTAGCTACTCCAAGAGGCATAGTGTATCTGTAAAGTTCTGCTCCTGCTGCCATTTCTATGTCAGTAACTTCTCCTGCCGTTACTGCTATTCCTGTTCCGTCTATTGGAGCTTTAAATTGATCAAAAACTCCGAAATAAATAAATTTAACGCCGCCCGAGATGCGATTGCAATCGAGTCCCCTTCCCTTAGTTAGTGCCGTACATGCCATTTTATTGTTTTTTTTAGGTTAAGGGTGGAAGGGTTTTACCCCCTCCATCCATTATTTATTTATTAAGACTGTCTTACGATATCAGCTCCTGTTCCTGACTGTACTCCTGCTGAGTAACGAGCTACCATTCTAATATTGTCAGAACCATCTAAATTAGCCATATCCATTAAGTTAATTCTTGTTGCATCACTTAAAAGATCAGTTCCAAAGAATAAGTTAGATTTTTGAGCTATTACAACTTCATTTTCTAACATTCCGTTACATACTGCTATCTTGTAGCCTTCAAACATTGGCACGTAATCTCCATTCATGTTATAAGCGTTTACATATCCTAAAGTAGAAACTGCTCCAATGTAGTATTGGTAAGTTCTCTGACTCATGTAAATATGTAAATCTTCTTTACCTAAAACCGCAGCAGGAATAACTGCAACTGCTGCTTGTAATTCTGCTATAATAGTTCCAACTGTATATGCTCCCCCTGCTGCATTCTGTACAACTGTAGCATCAACGCCTGGTAATAAAAGTCCTGTAGCTGCTCCTAAGAATCCGTTAAATTGTCCTGCTACATTAGTCCCTGCCCAGATAGAATTTTCAGTAGCTTGTGCTATAATATCGCCCATGTAAGAGATAACGTAATCATCAAAAGATGCAGGTGGCGGTGCGCCTGCTCCTGCTCTCATTTGTAATGCTTCCCAAGAAGATAATAGAGTTTCTTTACAAATATCCATATTTACTTGTAAGTTTTTAGGCTCTAATACTTTTTCAGTTAAAGCTAAAGTTCCTGCTGCTGTAAAGTCGCAAGTTGCGTCTACTACAGAATTTACTGTTTGATTCAGAGCTTGGATATTGCTCTTAAATTTGATGTTTTCTATCATTGTTAGATAGTCTAACGAGTTTGATGCTTTTAAAGCTGCGGAGATGTAGAAACCTGCTGCCTTTCCTGCAAAGTTTGAAGCTACTGTAATTGCCATAGTTTTGTTTTTTTAAATTATTATTTATTAATTATGTAAGTTGTATAAGAACTTTTCTTGTTTTGTCATTCTTCTTAAATCTTGTGCAGTTGGTGTTGCTCTTACTGAACTAAATTTGTTTGTGTCTAAAGGTGCTGATGCAGGTGCTTCTGCTAATTCAGTCTTTAATTTATCATTTTCAGCTTTTAACTTTGTTAATTCGTCTTCTGCTGAGAACTCAACTACTTCTGTAGTCTTAATAGTTTTAGGATTAGTAGAAGGCTCAACAACTTCTTCAGCCATTTCTTCAACTTCGTCATCTCCTCCGTCTTTATCTCTTTTGAGGTCTGCAACTGCATCTTCTAAGTTCTGTATTCTTTTTTCCATACCTTCCCAGTCCTCAACTACTGCTAAGTCTTCAGTCATTTCTTCTTCAACTACTTCTTCTTCAGTTTCGCTTTCGATAACTTCAGCAACAATACCTTCATCCTCTACTCTGAAAGATACTCCTGTATCTGTCTTATAAGTTCCAACAGGTAATAAGATAGTAGTACCATCTTCAGTTAAAACAGAAATATCAACCCCTGCTTCTAATTCTTCAGCTGTTGAAACGAAAATAGTTCCGTCTTCTGACTTCGCTTGCCAAGCTAATGATACTTCTTCGCCTTTATCAAGACCAAGT